CGTGTGAATTTTACAATAAACATTCATTATAACTGATTTCTCATGTTCTCGATTAATCTAGAATATGATTTAGCTACTTTGATGTTAATAGTTTTGAGTAAATTTAGTGGAACTTCGTGTTCAAGATTTGATTTATTAATTCTATCACGAAGATTAGGAACTGTTTTATAAAACTTACAGAATTTTTTGAATTTGTTGTATTCGAAAATACGCAATTCACTAGGTTTAGCTAAGTCATCTTCAGTTAAATAAGGATCTGGAATGATACATGATTGAGAGCCTAAAAGACCTTTATATTTCATATAAAGATGCTTTGGGACTTCCCAATATTCATCATCATCGATTTCCCTTATTTTTCTAATCTTTTTATTATAAAGATTAAAGAAGTAGATTTGTCTATCTCTAAGTTCAGGTTTTTTATGAAAACCAACACCTAATCCACCATATTCGGTTGGTATATCTACCGACTGAGGAGTCTGCACTAACATCTTTTTTGCTTTTTTGATAAAATATGATTTAGATTGTGGTTCAATGCGTAATGCAGTTGCAAATAGGAGTTTATACGTTGTTATTTTTGAAATAGCACCGAAATTCCCAGTTGCAGCCACTTTAAATCCATTTTTATCTCTCTTTAACAATTGAGAGTTTATAGATCCCCAGTTTTCAGCACAATAATTCTTTCCAATAGATGGTATCAAACCATATTGGGCTACTACTCTTTTCCATTTATTGATGAAATTTCTATCTTCTAAAAAGAAGATGTCATCTCCATTGATATTAGCTTCAAGTTCTTTTAAAGGAACTCCTTGCAATGATGCAAGAATTGACGCATTTATCATACATAATATAGGAAAAGAAAGTAATGAACCCATTAATTGACCTCTCGTTTGTAAGAAAGGTTTAATTCCAGTTGATGGGGGGTAGTGGATTTCATGAATCCCACCTTCCCACTCCATCCACTCCTTAAAAGGAGACGGAATTACCTCTTTTAAACATTCAATCATTAATCTGGTAACATCCATGTTAAGATTATCTGTTGCTGATTCGTAGTCACCAGAGAGACAAAGTTTCTTTTGATCCCAAGTATTCATCCATTCGATAGGAATATTGGGTGTTGATGTTAATTTAAAGCAAGGATAAGCTGCTAAAGCCTTCCACATTGCTTTTTGTACAGGTTTAAGTACCCAAACATTTTCTTCTCCTTTTGTAATAATTCGAACTTTTAATGGTTCGGGAATTGCATAAGTAATTACTTTTGGTAATTCTTCAGGAGGATTAATGGGTATTTTATAACCTAAAGCTGGGAGCCCAAAAGGGCCTTCAGCTTGTACTTTAACAACAAAATCTGTATTCTCTCGTCTTTGACGATGAATCTTAATAGATTCTTCGACAATCTTTTTGATTAAATCTTTTGATTCAATTTCAAATATTTTTCCTTTTTCAATAATATTATCATTCAAATTGTATGTTTGATAACGAATTGTATAAATGGATCCCTGTCTGTTCATAATTTCGATTAATGGGAATATTCTTCTCATAACCGCATCTTTGTTGTTAACACATTTTCCCTGAGTGGTAAATGATCTTTCGAGATAATTACTAGTAATTATTAAAAAGTCCGAAGAAAACTTCGTACCTTTCTCTTTAAGATCTGCCATAGGTAAAACACATTCAACATTTGAACAAACTTGGAGTAATTGTAATTGATCAATTGTTCCATCTGGATTGGCGAAAATATCATCGATCACAGAAACTAATTGTCCTCTATATCCATCCCAATGATCAGTAGCGATTGATCGCTCATATTTATCACTTAATTTGTAACCAAATTTTTTTGATAATTCATGAGCAATAGAATTAACTAAATAAGATTTTCCCATACCGGGTTTACCGGCTAAGTGAATCATTATTGGATCTATTCTTCTATCACTATTTGATCTTTGTTCCCAAACATTTGTTGTTATAAGTTTATTTTGATTAAAATAATTAAGACAACCTCCCTCAGATCTTTTACTATTAAAGTAAGCTGATCTAGGAGGAAGACTTGATTTACCATCAAAATGCTTTTTAACTTCATTTGCGTAATGAACAAAATAGGGACGGACTACTTCCAAAAATTCTTTCGGAGTTTCTCCCACAGAGGAGAGAACCTTCGAATGCTTCTCATAAGCACTCTGGATAAATGA